ATGTCGATGGGGCCGAACAGTTGCTGCGCGATGTCGGGGCCTAACTTCGCCAGCGGCTCGAGCACGGCAATGACCTGCTCGAAGCCTTGCGCGATCTGCGACTTCTGCGCGCGGGCGAGCGGCGACTGGTACTCGATCCGCATGTCCGCGCCCTGTATTTCCTGCGGCGGCGGCTGGAACGCATTGAGCCGCGACATGATGCCGAACACGCGCTCGACCAGCGGGTTCAGAAACTCGTTCTCCAAGCGGCCCAAGACCGGCCCCAGCAGCCGCATGCGTTCCGTCTGCCGCTGGATAACTTCGGTCGCCGTCATCTTGAAGTCGCCAACAAACTGCACTTGGTCGACAAACATGGTGGTGCGGATGGCGTTGTCCAGCTTCATGATGTACTCGCCCGCGTAGGGAAGTTGCGACGAGGTTGGCATCTGGCCGATTTCACTTTTGTTGCGCAAGTAAGTGAGCGAGCCGGGATATTGTCTGACCGGGCCGACAAGCCCTTCGTGCGGCACGGTCAACGGCGGGTCCACGGCCTTCTCTGCCGCCCGCATCACGGTGCGCGTTGCAGCGTTCGCGACCTTCACCTGCGGCAATGCCGTCATCAGCGGCGAACGCCCATGCACCTCGCCGCTGATCACCCACCAGCGCGGCACCACGTAGGGCATTTCCTCGACGCCGCTTTCCTCCACCACGTTCTGCTCGTTTTCCTCGATGTAGCAGACCGCGATGGGCATGTGCTGCGGGGTCTTGTTGCTGCGGTCGCGCTGCTCGTCGGAGCGCGGGGTGCAGACGTTGAGCACCTTGAACTTGTCGTCGTACTTGCCCTTGTCGTACAGCGCCTTCACCTTGGGCGAAACTTTCTCGCCCCAGATTTGAACCATCTGGCGCACCGTGTACATGCTGTCGCGCATGACGGTGTCGACGAAGCCGTACTCGTTCTCCGCGATGCAGCACTCGAAGATCGGATAGGTGCGCGTGAACAGGTGGCCGGTCTTCTGCTGGCCGATGTACATGACGGCGGTGCCGAGGCTCGACATGTCCTCGAGCAACTGGTTGGCTTGGCTATGAAACGCAGTATGCGGCGAACTTAGCGCGTTGCTGATCCCCTTCGACACGCTGCCGGTCCAGTGCTTTGAACTCTCCTGCTCGTCAAGCGCCTCGTCCGCCAGCCTGATGTTGAGCCAGTTGGTGGCCGGGTTCATCAGCATGCCGTGCATGGCAGCGGCCAGCGTCTGCACGCACTGTATTCCTATCGGGTTGTAGATTTGCGGGCTGATGCGGCGGTCGCCGTCCGCGCGCGGGCCTATCGCACCCATCCGGCGCGGCGCGCCGTAGCGCGCGCAGTCTTCCCACATGTTGCGCCAGTTGGCGCGGTCGCTGTCGAGTTTGTGGTAGCGCCCGATCAGTTGTTCTGTGTCAACCGGCATGGTTCATGGCCTTGCGCGCCTCGACCTCGTAAGGCGAGTTCCAGTAGCCGTAGCGCGCCAGATACCAGAAGGTCTTGACCCAATACGGAATAAACCCGTCGCGGCGGCGTTGCAGCCAGTGGCAGATTTCGTGACGGCGCAGCGCGCGGTTGTTGAAGTATTTCGGGGTGAGGAAGATGCCCCACGGCGTGTACACGCCGTTGAAGCCGAACGCCCACAGGAACGTGCCCCAGAACGGACCCGCCTTCCTGATCTTGGGAAGGATGCCCTTGAGCATGTCATTGCCCAAGCAGCGTCTTCGAGGTGATGTTCTGCTGCGACTGCCCGAGCGTGCCCGCCTGTTGCGCACCGCCAGCGGCACGCGCCGCTGCGGCCGCCGCGCCTTCCGCCACCGGGGCGGCTTGCGGTCCCGCCGCAGGATTGCCGGGGGTGCCGATGGGCGGCGGGGTCGGGGCCGGTTGCTGGGGAGCGGAGCCGCCACACATGTCACAATCCTCCTAATGAAGTCTTGGGTGCTTTGAGCGCGGCATCGACCAGCAGCCCGCCGCCGACGCGGCCGGTGTCGTTGGGGGCGGCCTGTCCGCCGCGCCACGGTCCCGCCTGTGACGGGTCGGGCGCGACCTTGTTGACGTCGATGACGCCGACATTGGGCGCGGCCGGTGGAGGGGGTGGAGAGTTGTTGCCGCCGCCGAAGCAGTAGCAGATGAACCTGTCACGATACTCGAACATGTCAGTTGTCCACCAGCGACTGGTCGCGTTTGCGTTTCATCTGGTTGGCACTCACTTTGTCGAGCGCCGCCACGGTGCCGCCTTTGTAGCCCATCGCCTCCGGGTCGACGGGACTGTCGGGCTTCTGCGGCTCGATGCTCTTGACCACGAACTGCGGCCCTGCGTTTTGCGCCGGTTGCGGGCCGCCCGCCTGTGCTGGCGCTGCGCCAGCGACCGGCGGCGGGGCGGGCGTGGCGGTCGGCGGCGGGCCGTACTGTCCCGTTCCTGCTCCGCTGATTGGTCCGCCGATGCCCATTGTGTTCTGGTTCTGCTGTTGTCCGCCGCCAGCGAAGCACATTGGCTACGCTCCGAGCAAAGTCTTGGTGGTCCGCGTTGAACTGTCGAGGCCGCCCAGCCCGCTGGGTCCGACCGTCGACTGAAAACCCGAGGCCTGTGACGCCCTGATCTGGTCGACCGAAGCCTGTCGTCCGGCCGCGCCTTCGTCCATCTTGGACGGCGGCGGCGGCGGGGCCGCAGGAGTAGGCGCAGGTGCCGATGAACCGCCGCCGCCAAAACACCACGCGATCTGAATTTCACCCGGTCGGCGCATGATGGGCTTCTCCATGATGGACGCTGCACAGCCATACCACGTCGAGCGGTCGGCTGTAGTCGGGATGGTGGGCCTGTGCCTTGGCCCCGCAATGACACGGCTGCTCGATCAGTCTGCCGGTGTCCTTTGCGTGCCGCACCCGCCACTTCGCCCGCTTCTTTTCATCCGGCGCGGCATACTTGCGCCACCAATCGGGATTTTCTGCACGGTAGGCACAATGACGTTCACGCTCGCGCTCGCGGTTCTTTTCCCGCCACTTGCGGCACGCCAATGTATTGGCGGTTGCCACGGCTATTCTCCTTCGGCGCGTTCGTCGGCGTTGCGCGCTTCGCTCGCCTCGGTCTGGTACTGCGCCGCCTTGCCCACGGGCGTGACGCGCGGGGTGACGCGCGGGGTCACCGCCGGAAGTTCGCGCGGCGTCGGGTTGGACGAGGTGCCTTTTTCGGGATGTTCGTTGTTGTAGGACATGGGTCGCCTCCGCACGGGAAGGGAAGCGTCAGCAATAACACGAACAAAAACTTCACACCACTGGCCTACAACCGTCACGTCCGGCGGTATATATTGCCGGTCACCCCAAGACTTGGGCCGTCACTCGACGGCCTTTTTTTCTTCGATAGGCCACGTGCGCGCGAACAGGATGAAGTCCTCGCCGTGGCGGCCGTACTGCTTCATGGTCACCTCCGGCTTCAACTCCACCAGCCGGATGCACGCATGCGCCAGCCCGTGGCTGGCGATGCTTCTACACTCCAAGCGGTGCATGCCGCGCGCGCGCGCGAACGCCACCATGCGCTCGATGCGATCCTTGAACACCACCATGACGCGCGGATAGAGGTCGGTGCCGAACGAGAACACCTGCCAGTTGCCGGGGAAGTTGGCGAACACGCCCATGCACGCCGCCGGTCGGCCGTTGAAGCGGGCGATCCAGCCGCAGCCGTCTTTCGCCAAGGCCTGATGCAGCATCGCCGCCCACTCGAGCGGGTTGTCGGTCGGCAGCATGGCGGTGATTTCTTCGCGGTCGGAGGCGCGCATGTTGAAGCACAGGAACTCCAACGGCAGCCATTCCAGCGGTTCGGTGGTGATGCGCCCAAAGCCGGTGACACCATCGAGCCAAGTCTTCCCGCCGGATGCGGTCACCTTATTTCGCGCCCGCCTTCTTCTTGATTTCGTTGCCGCTCGAGGGGAAGGCATCGCTGGTCTGCTTCACGTCAAGCCGGGTGCCGCAGTTCAGGCACTCGGAGGTGCCATCGGCGCGGCGTATCCAGTTGTGCTCCGGCCCCTTGTCGACGTTGTCGCACGGCATCGCCGCCGGGTTATCTATTCGCATAGACCACCGTGTTGCCGTGCGGATCAGCAGCGCCCATCTTGAGCGGCAGCATGCGCACCAGCAGCAGGATCGCCACCAGCGCCACGATCACCCAGAGGATTTGCACCACCTTGGGCGGAATGGGGACGCCGATGATGCCGAGCACCCAGATGATCAGGTACACGACGATGGCGAGAACGCAAATGTAAATGAGCAGCGTGATGATGCTTTCGATCATTTGCTGACCTCCTCGTCGGTCACCAGACCCTCGCTCCATGCGTCGGTCCTTGCGGTGCCGTCGGCAAAGCGCGTGATTGCCGTGTTCACCCACATGGCGGTCTCGCGCAAATGGCGCAGCGCGTAGGTCTTGTCGGGACCGTCCGGCACGGCGATGTCAATGAGTTTGGCGTACTGCGCGGCACCGCCGCGCAGTTCATCCATCATGTCGACCTGCCGGTCGGTCGGCCTCAGATACGAGAACGCATCCTTGTGGAGAGCCATTCTCCTACCGCTTTTTTGACATCGTCGCTGGCGCGTCGGCGTCCGTGAAGGTGAACGGCATTTCGTTACTGGCCGGGAAACCGGCGTTGCGGACCGCGACCGGCACCGCATCCGGCACGAACAGCGACGGCTTCACCCCGGTCGACAGCTTGGTCGAACTGATGAAGGTCGTCGGCTCGTCGTTGCCGCCGAACATGATCACGGACTTCGGGTGAAAGCCGGTGCCCTCGACCACCATCGTGATCTGCTCGCCCTCGCCAGCCACCGCCGTGTCGGGTACGAGCGCCGTGACCGTGGGTGTCTCGATGCCTTCGGCGCGCACGCCTTCGGCCCCGACGTCCATCGGCACTACGGGCTGGTCGGCTGCGGCTTGAGTACCTGCGACGTGGCGCTGCGTTTGGCCCGTGCCTGTTTTCGACGCTTGATGGTTTTGAGAAGTCGCTTGGCCTTTTTCTTCATCGTGCTTGCTCATCTGTTGCCTCGTTCTGGGTTGGCGTTTGGGTTTCGCGCGCTTAGTTGTCAATCGCTTCGACCTGTTCGCCGTAGGCATAGTGCCGACGCGCTTGGTCGGGCGCAAGCGGGTCGTAGCCTTCGTCGAGTGCTTTCGTGTGCGTGCGGTAGTCGACCGCATATTCGCCTCCCGCGAATGTGAGGCAGAACGCATCGCCAGCGTCGGGCGAGCGCACGCCTCGCTTTTTCATATCATCCTTGCTCTCGACTTGCAGCTTGCCGGTCGACAGCGGCTTGTAGGTCGGCCCGACCAAGTCGCTGATCAAAGCCGGATCGTTCGGTATCTTGCAGTCGCGGGCCAAAAACCACTCGCGCGCCTTCCACCACAACTCGTCGCGCAGTCTCAGGTAACGGTCAGGCTCAGACGAGAGTTCCGCGACGTTCACTCCAAAGACCGGCACGCCCAGTTCGTGCAGCCGGTCGACCACGCCCGCGCCGATACCGATGACGTCGCAGTTGATGGCCGAGGGCTTGTCGCGGTCGGGGGTCTCGTACCAGTCGCGCATGACTAGCCCACAGGTTTCCATCGTGTCGCGGTGCTTCCAGACCTTGGTGAGGTGGGTGATGACGTTGCCTTTACGTTTGACGAGGGCGCACCTGTCGTCCCCGAAGCGGGCGACATCGAGGCCCCAGACCACCGAGCGATTGTGGATGACCTCGACGTCGCGTTTTGTGGCGGCCTCGATGATGTCGAGCGGGATGACGGCGTTGTCCTCCGAGGTGGGAAACTCCCCGAGCACGCGGATGCGATAGACGTTACTGTGCTCGCCGTACTCCTGCGCCATCTGCGCCGGGTAGCTTTCCGAGGACCACGGGTTCTGCCGCCACGGCCAGTGCAGACAGTGCCAGAGCCAGCGTCCTTCTTTGAACGCGCGCGCGAAGTACCCCGTCGACTTGTTGGGGTTGCCGATCATCAGCGCCGACGCGCCCTTCGAGGACATCGCGCCGGAGGCGATTTCAAAGATGACGTCCTCCATGCCGGAGGCTTCTTCCAGCAGGAACAGCAGGTTCTCGCTGTGAAAACCCTGTAGCGCTTCCGGGTTGCTCTTTGAGGCGGTGCGCGCCACCATGAAGCAGTCTTCCGGCATCGAGCGAAGGGTGATCCTCTCCAAGCCGATGTCGTACTGCTCGCGCAACAGCGGCGGCAGCATCCTCCCCCACTTCATCAGTTCGGCCCACGTGACGTCGCGCAACTGGTCCTGCGTGTTGGCGGCCACGGGTATCTTGCAGGGGATGCGGGTGGTCATGAAGAACCACGCCACCCACGCCAGCAGCGCCGTCTTGCCCTGATCGTGCGCCGCCCGGATGGCGACGTGGCGGTGCTCCTTCAGCGCGGTCAGGGCCTCGACCTGATGCGGTTCGGGGGAAGCGCACAGGACGCCGGTCACGAACAGCAGCGGGTCGGAGGCGATGGCGCACGCCTTCCAGTTCTCCATCCTCTGCGCGTCTGTAAGCATGGGGCTAATGGTCCGCCAGATTATAAAATTTTTTCGGAGGGGGGGGGAGTGCCCGCCACGACTGGCCTACGTCGCTGAAGCGGGGTCGGCACACCCCGGCCCTCCTTGAGTGAGCGCGCGAGGTTGGCGCTGCTGCCCATGTCGGCCGGATGGTCATGCTCCCTTGGCGCGAGCGCGCTGCCTGAACCACGTCCGCCGACTGACACCTGCGTCCAGCCAAGGCGTGGCACTGGTGGCACTGGCACTTGGCACTGTTAGACCTAACGATGGCACTGGTGCCACGGTTGGCACTGGCTTCG